TGCTATACTAAATGAAGGCTTGGTTTGACGATCCTCAGCAACTCGTTAGAGCTGACCGAGTTACTCAATTCTGGCCAAACCGTGATCAAACTCCAGAAGAAAGAATTAACGCGGCGACGCGATTTATAATTTATGCCACCTGCATCATTTACCTTACTCGCCGTGATCCAAGAATCTTTGTTCTTGGTGCCACTATTATTAGTGTTCTTTATGTTATGCACAAATCTAAAATGGTCAAAGAGGGGTACGGCCTAAGCATCACGGGCGACGGTCGTGGGTGCCAAATGCCTACCCAAGACAATCCAATGGGTAATGTGCTCATGACTGACTACACAGACGCACCAAACCGTCTCGAAGCGTGTTATTACCCAACAGTGAAGCCATTTGTGAAGAGTTACTTGGATGACCGCATTCCATATGATGCGGGGCGTTCCCGTTCAGCCCATCCAAAATATCAACGAAACGCCGCGGCTCGTCAATTTGTGACTGCCCCAGTTTCAAAGATCCCAGGCGACCAAACCTCATTTGCCGAATGGTGCTATGGCCCCAAAAACGGTGATCTTTGCCGAAATAACCCACGAATGTGTGATCCAAATGTACGCGGTGTTCAGCTCGAGGCGTTTGCGGGCCTTGATCCAGCGGGAGATAGCCGAGTTTCTCATCGGGGACATGGATTTGCTCCAGCTTAGATTATAAATATTCTCATGTAATAATAAATGGCATACCAACTTCAGCCTGGTCTTGCGATCGTTCAGAATTCGGGTGCTCTCCCACCAGTGAAAGCGACTGAAGAAGTCTTTGTGTACCCTCAGCCCAGTTCCATTAACTGTGGCGGGTGCCGCCCAAATACTATGTTGTATGGCACAGCTCCATACATGGCGGGCAAAGGTTCTCCAGCGCAGTACATTGATGTGAGTGACCAACTTCGCCCACAATCAACGACACGTTTCGGTAGAGTGATCGTTCCAACCTATGAACGTAACCTCTTCCCACTCACAAATATGGAATGTAAGGTGCCACTTCGCACCATGAGATACGAACCTGCGAGTACTCGCGCGGAACTCCAGAACGGACTTTTCCATCAAAGATACGCTAATAAAAATGTTACTAAAAAATAAGAATGGCCGATCCCATTTCACTTGCAGCTATTGCTGGTCTGATTTTCGCTGGACGAACGTTGAGTAACAAGCCACAACCAGAGCCAGAGCCAGTTGTTGAAGAGCCACCAGTTGTGTATACTGATGATGAAGTTCCAGAATTTGTCGAAAGAGGATTTGAACCACGTGTTGAAATTCCCCAAAAGATGGAGATGGCGAGTTTTGCTGACATTGGTCGTCAGCAGAGAAGTGGTGGTCAAGAGATCCTTAATATGAGAAATCGCATGTATGATACTGGTCGTATGAACAACCTTTCGCCAATTGAAAAGCAAATGGTTGGTCCAGGCCTTGGCGTTGGTGCTGATACTCCAGCTCAAGGTGGTTTCCAGCAGTTGTTCCGTGTGAATCCAATTAATGTCGGTGAGTACAGACTCACAACACTTCCAGGACGATCTGGTCCAGCTGCCGATATCACAGGTGGTCGCGCGTCGGTTGTTGGTCAATTGACTCACAATAAGCCAGAAACTACTGCGCATCTTCCATCTCGTCTCCCAACGATGGCGGGGCGAGCTCAAGGTATGTCAGGTGCCGTGCCACGTGCGAGCCATCAAAAGACAATGCGAACCACGAACCGATCCGAGACTGGTCTTCGCGCGGATGGACTTGGTTACAACGCCGCGAAGCGTTTTGTTCCAGCCCAAACCATGCCACAAGATCCAACTCGCTTCAAGAGTGATCGTAACGATGCACAATTTGCGTACGCGAGTCACGCGGCTCCAGGCATCACCAACTTCAGTGGTGCCTATGCGACGAGTGCGGCTGCTCAAATTACTACAAAGAATAACGAAGAATTGATGAAGTATGGTTTCCGCCCAGAGGACAGGCGTGGTAAGGCGAATCGTATGGGTAACCCAGGCCGCATGAATGTGCGAGAGTCTGCCCTCAAGCAAGGTGGTCGCCTCACTGCGGTTCGCGCTGATACCACCCGCATTGACGGTCGTTTTGGTACTGCGGATGGTGGATGGACCCAGAACTACCAACAAAAGCCATTCCATCAATTTAATGCGTACAAGGGCAACGAGAATCCCAATTCACGAAGCTTGGACATCGCGAAGAGACAGCTCCAGAACAACCCATTGGCGCACCACATTTATTAGGTGTACAGTAGCAACTTATAGACAAAAACAATCATTAAAATATTGTGCCTATATTTTAATGAAGGTTCATACCCTTGACATAGACTCGAGTGAGAGAGATACAAATGTATATTCCTACGCCAATAACTATACTGTGACTCTCAAAGAACCTATCTATGACGTTACACAAGTTAAATTGATATCAGCGCGCATACCAACACCGCAATTGACGACGTGTGCTACAAACAAGACGTTTAATATTTACGATTCTGGTGCACCCGATGATACAATTGAAGTTACCCTTGACGAGACAAACTATACAAATGGTACCGCTTTGGCTTCTGATTTGGATACTAAGATGCAACCTCCACTCACGTGCATAGACTCTGTCGTGTTTGATTCCGACACACAAGCTCTTACATTTTCAAATACAGAAGCTAGTAACACATTCACATTTAAGTTTTTTGATGGTACAAATGGGTATCTCAGTAACACATACGCGACAACACCTCACCAGGTTATGGGGTTTTCTTCAAAAAATCCCACGGTTAGTGACACTGTGATTTCTGGGGCTATCAATTTGGAAGGCCCTAATTCCCTCATTCTTCGTATGACATCGGGTTCCGATGAATTCACAAAAACTGTATATTCAACAACACCATTTTACACAGGTCATATCCTAATGAATGGTACCGATTATTTGAATTACCATCACGCAGATGATCCACTTACACACGAATTCTATAAAGGACCACAAAAGTACATCAAATACATCAAGTTAGAGTTCTTCTATATGAGTCACGGACGTCTTATTCCATATGATTTTAGGAATCAGGATCATATATTAAAGTTTGAAATTACAGGTTCTACGGACAAATTAGAGGGTCTACCAAAAGTTCCAGAAGAGGCTGTCAAAGACGAACCAGAAATAAACATCCCAACTCAGTTGGACGATGTTTATAAGTGGAAAATGGAATACGTTTCCATTGGACTCATTATCTTTGTTGGTATCATTCTCCTGAGCCTGATGCACAAACGCCCAAAACTTAGCGAGTAATCGCGAAGACTGGTTGCGCTGGCTTGGACACACGAGTGGAGATGCTAGAAATGACCATGTAGACCGCAATGGACAACAAGGTGGTGAGGACCGCAGTGAGAGTGTACTGGGTACCACCGTTCTTTGGCACCTTGATGACTTGTTGAATGACCCAACGGACCAAGTCCATCCAGCTCATCGCCGCGGCGAAGCTGAAGCCCGCAACAATGGCGTTGAGGGATTGAGTTTCCAATTCTTGGGTCACAAGGTTGACAGTCTTGAGGGCAGTGGCAGTCATGTCAGACATAGTGAGAGTTTTATACTATACACGGGGAAAATTTTTATTCTGGGAGTAACTCCTCCTTCTGAACAATCTTTTTGTATTTGGGTTTCCTGACAACTGATGATTTTGCAAAAATTTGTTCTTCGTCCTCGGAATCTCCATCGGTACTACTTTCATCATCTCCTGTAGCTTTGAATGACTTGTATTCAGAAATAGTCCAACCCTCTGGCTCCGATGTACTCATTACTATTAATAGCATTTTTTAACATCTCTTCTATCGGACTCTGCGGTACCCACTGTTCCCAACGATCGTAGGCTTCATTCATTTGTCTGAAAGTTGCATCTTCTCCTGTGTAGCGCTCAAAAGGTGGGCACTCTTCTGGATCAACTTCTTCGAGGTCTTCTTCTTCGTCGGAGGACTCTTCGTCGTAAATCTCTGGAAACAGTGAGCCAATATTTTGACCAACTGTATACATAACACAATACTTGATTGCATATTCCATGTCTTCTGGGAGTACAGTATCACGCCCACACGCCTTGGAATATTCAGCCG